AGGAACTTTTTGGTGGAGACTGCTGGACTCGAACCAGTGACCTCCTGCGTGTGAATTATAATCGTTTTGAATATATAAGCACAAAAGTTAATAAAAATAACAACATTTGTTGCGATTTTGCAACTTTTCGCAGAGCAATTTTGCACGGGCTTGCCTTGGCTCCCGTAGGTAACTAACAAACTACTAACAAATTTTCGCCTTTTTAACGGCCTGCACCAATTCCTCCGCTGACGTATGGACGTATATATTTGCGGTAGTGGAGTAGTTGGCGTGGCCGAGGATCCTCTGTAGCGTCTCCGGAGCAATCCCCGCTTTTCTCGCCCAGCTTGCATAGGTGTGCCGGGTGGAGTGCGGCGTTTTGCGCTGGATTTTTAATTTTTCCAAAAGCGGGTAATAATCCCGGCGGCGGAAGTTTGCTGGGATTTTTTCCCCAGCATAGCCGGATATGAGCAGTGGGCCGGTAGCCTTATTTGCAAAATAGGCAAAGTATGGGATCCCTTCGGGGCGGATTGGGATGATCCTGTTTCGCCCAGCCTCCGTCTTTTCACCGCCGACCACATAATCTTTGTGATAATCTTTAGCCGGTAGGGAAAACAATTCCCCTATGCGCATTCCTGTGTAAATCAGCATGAGGATAATTTTTGCGGTGTCGCTGCCGTCCGCTTCCAGCTTGCTTATTTCAGCATCGGTAAATGTTTCTTTTTCTTTTTTTGTGTTTTCGGGGAGCTGGACGAATTTTGCAAAATTTGTTGTGATGATCTCCTCGCGCATGGCCCATGTGGACATCTGCGTTATGAGTTGCTTATACTTGGACACAGTGCTATGGGATTTATGCATATGGGCATCCAGTACGCCCTGAAAATCCGCCGTTTTTAAGTCCCGGAACTTCCGGTCGTGCAGCGGCGCAAAAATTTTAAATGCGCCGTCATAGCCTTCTATACCGTTTGGCCCTATTTTTTTGTAATGCTCCTCTTTCCAAGCGTCAAACACCTGGGCAAAGGTCATGTTGTACTGCTCCGTTAAATCCTTGCCTGCAAGACGTTCCAGCGCCGCTATAGCATCTTTTTTGGTAGGGTAATATCCTATAATGATTTTTTGCTTTGCAGCCACCCAGGGCCTGCGTCGGCGCCCGGCGAGCTTATACACTGTCCCGGTTCCGTTGGCCCTCCTCATTGCTTTTCCCATTTTTATCCTCCTACCCTATATTTTTATCAGTTTGATGGTGCCTGTAATATCGCAGCGCATTAATCAGCGAAGCAATGATTACACCGACGCCTACCGCAAGCAGAGCAAATAGCATCCAGCCGATTGATGTAATCTGCCCGTTGCGGATAAGCCCTGTTTGCGGGACGCTTGAATCAAACGCCAAATATCCAAATATTATGGATACGGCAATTGACAGCGAAAACGCCAGGATATACACCCAAATTTGCAATACGCGCTCCTTTTTTTCGTGCTTTGCCACTGATCCGGTCAGCTGCTCCATGCCGCCCTCCAAGTGCGCAATGCGTAGGGCTGCGCTATGCTTTGCATCTGCATCGGCCATTGATTTGTGGGCCTCTGCCAGCTGCTCCTCCGTGGTTGGCCTCTTTACGATACCAAAATACTCATCTATAGACACACCGAGGGCGGCGCATATAAGCCCCATTTTGTATAGGCTTGGATCCTTTGACGACGCAGAAAAGTAATTGCTGATCGTGGACGATGACAGATCTGTTAAATCGGCTAAGTCTTGCGTGGTAAGATGCTGGTCCTCTTTTGCATCTCTGCAAATATCCTGCAAAGTTTTTTCCATTTCTTCCCCTCCTGCCTTATTTCGGGCAAACCTCTCCGTTTGTTTTTATCTGCTAATCGTATATTATCCGGTTTTTGGATTGACTTGCCAAACAACAAACTGATACTGTGGGTATGCGGCCAAGAGCCAGTGACGGCGATAGGCGGCAAAAAATCCCCACCGTCCGGTGCGGGGGCGGTGGGGACTATATGAAATAATCTTCTGTGGATTTCACTTAATCCCCAATAGCTTGCCAACTTTTCTTTGCCGCCCCGCCTTTGTTGTAGGAATTCCCGTTGCTTTTGCAATCTTGCGTTTTGCGCTGGTAATTCCAAGCGCACGTTTCCAGCTAAAGGAAAGCCCTGGTATTTTAAAGGAAGATTTTTTAGCCATTTCTAATTATGCTCCTTCTTAAAAATTTTTTTATATTGTTGCCCTAAACTGTGCAACAAATGCCATATTTTGACTATAGGTAGATAAACCGAAAGGAGAAATAATGTGGATTGGAATCACAAAAGTATAAAGATGGAAATTGTAAGCTATAAAACGAAAAATAAATGTGGCACAATAAGGGAAAGGCTCAAAGAAGAAATCCTCACGCTTACCGATACACAGGCGGAATATGTGCTAAGGAGGTTGCAATGTTTACTGCACGAAAAGAATTAAATGATCTGCTTCCCGCTCCCATTGCTGGCGCTCGACTTCCGTCAAGTGCTTGTCGTTGGTGCTGGACGGTCTAAAAGTATATCTCATAGTATCGCCTTTGCACTTAAAACAATCGGCAGCAGTTTCTCGCACTGCTCATCCGTCAAATCATTAAGAGCATCCATCAAAGCCTTTTTTGCTGGGCTCCCGCCCTCGATCTCCGGATCGGGGGCTTTTTTTGCGCCCTCCGAAGCTGCGGGGGCATCTCCGTAAAGGAGGTATTCCACGGGAACGCCAAGCACTAAAGCCGCTTTTTGCAGCTTTTTAAGGCTGGGACTATGCATTCCCGTGTTCCATTGTGAATAAGAACCGGAAGAAATTCCGCTTTTTTCATAAAAGACTTGTTTCGGCATCTCTATTTCTGCCAGACGAATTTCAATTCGCCGCAAAACGGATGAAGTGTCAATTTGCATAAAAAGTACCATTTAAATTTAGCAATATTTAATCCTTAACAACTCTAAGTTTTTATTGACATTTAGGAAATACTTAGGTATACTTAAACTTGCAGAGGGCAATACAAAACCAAGCCCCCTGCACTTAGCGGACTGCGGAAAATATTAAGGGTTGTTGGCACTTCCATAATACCACAGTTTGCTAAGTTGTCAAGTAAAACTTAGTTTTTGTTGATTGCGGAGAGGGAAAGCCGCCCTGATGCCGTAACACCCGTATTCAACCTTAAAAACTAAGCAAGAATCAAACTGGAGGTGACAGAATGAGTTTTCGCAGCGCTCGGTTGGCCGCTGGGCTAAGTGTCCGGCAGGTCATCGAGAAACTAAAGGTGACGGATGCGGCGGTTTACATGTGGGAGACCGGCACGCAGGCACCGAGAGCCAGCCGCTTGCCGGAGATCGCCGAGCTGTACGGCTGCACGGTGGACGAGCTGTTGAAGAAGGAGGATGACAAATGATCGAAACCATGACGCTGCACCAGGCATCGAAGTATCTTAGAGATAAAGGCTTGAGCCTTTGTTCTGACACTCTGGCCGACGGCCTGGAGCAGGGCGTGTACCCCTTTGGCGTGTGCATCCGTACCGACCGCAGCCGTGTATTTCAGATTTTCAAAAAGAAGCTGGATGCGTGGATTGCGGAGCGGGAGGAGTAAACATGGACGGTTACACATTGACGCTGGTCATCATCGGGGTCGCAACGGTCAGCTATTGGTTTGGCTGCTGGTGGACAAACTGGACAGATCAGGCAAGTGAGAATTTAGGAGGAATGAAGATGCAAAGACATTACTACGCCATCGTGGCTGAGAAGCACTACGACCGTGTAGCTATGCGGTCGGAGTGCAATGTGGCCGAGGTGGGCGATCTGGTTGGCGGCAGCAATAAGACAACCGTATATTCCGGGTACAAGGTCATCACAGAGCCACGCTTTGTTTTGTACGGAACCGGTGAGGACGATTTCCTGAACGCCCTGTATTGGGGGGATATCCCCCAGGTTTCCAAGGTCACACGGGATGTGTGGAAGCTGGAGCCGGAAAAGGAGGATGCATCCGATGCGGACATCTGACACGGTATTGGATGCGGAGGCGAAAGCCATCCGGGACGAGGAAAAGGAACTGGCGGAGCGAGAGGAGGAGACGCAATGATGCTGACATGGGCGCTGGTGTATCTGGGAGCCGGAACGGCGGTTTACGGCTTCATGCGGCTGCTGGAGCGGCTGGAGAAATAAGGGAGTTGGTGGAGGCTTGAAGGACTGGAGCAGATACCGGGCGTGCCGGTACGGAATGACCGGGCCGAACCGGATGTGGGCCTGCAACTGCGCAGAGATGGTGGGCAAGTGCAAGCCCCGGCCCCTGTGGGACGAGGAGGGCAAGTGCCGGAGCTATCAGCCAAGGAGGCGACGGAAGAAATGCGGGTATACCGCTACGTGACGAAGGACAGGTATCGGCTTCCGGTGGCGCAGGCGGACAGCATGGGAGAGCTGACGGCGCTGATCGGGCGCAGCTATGGAACGGTTCGGCGGGCCATGGAGGCCGTGTACCGGGGGCAGAGGACAAGCGGCCCCTATGAATACGTAGATCTAAGCGACGAGGAGGAAGAAGAGGATGTATTTGTGTCAGTATTGCGGCGAGGTGTTTGACGAGCCGACGGTGGAGGAGGAAAAGGACGTGGGCTACCACGGGCTGAGCTGCCCCAAGTGCGGCGAGGCGCTGGGGCCGCTTTCAGAGCTGGAGGCGATGCCCTGCCCCCTTTGCAGCGGGTGGCGCTGGAAGAACGATGCGGCCTGCGGGACGTGCCGGGAGGAAATCCGGCGGCGGTTCCGGTGGCTGATGAAGGCGGGCTTCGGGCGGACGGAGATGGAGGTCATCGATCAGCTGCTGGAGGGAAACAGCCTGATGGACGTAATTGAAGAGGACAAGAAGGAGGAAAAGGAGAAATGCTGAAGCCTTTTAATGAACTGGTGAAACTGGACGTGCGGCCCCTGTGCGGTTTTCGGGAGGCCAAGGACGAGCGGGGGAACACGGTGAAGGTGCCTTATCTGGGCTGGGCCAACTGCGTGAAGCTGCTGCACGAGAACGGAGCGGAGAGCGTTTGGTACGCTCCCCGGCGCTGCCCGGAGACCAACAGCTACCTGTGGCCACAGGCCAAAGTGACCACCAGCAAGGGGAGAGTGACGGAGTGCTGGTTCGTGTCGGTGGAGATCCACATTGACGAGACCGTCTTTTCCTACGATATGCCGCTGCTGAATGGGTCGCTGGTGGTATACGAGGACACGCTGAACCAGCTGCGGATCAACAATGCGCTGGCCAGAGCCTTTGTCAAAGGCGTGGCGGTGCGGACGGGTCTGGGCTTTGACCTGTGGGCCGCCGGGGACGGCGACGACGGGGAGGAGGATCTGTCGAGGCACAGCATCTACGCCGTGAAGGAGCGGCTGGAGCGGCTGATCACCAGCAAGGAGCAGGGGGGACTTTCCCACCGGGATCTGCTGGCGCAGCTGGGCATCAATGACAAGCAGCTGGCCGCCATGATGGGGTGGTTCGACAAGCTGGGGAGCCTTGAAAAGGCGGTGAGCCGACTGTGATCCACGACCACGACCGCAGCGGCTGGATCGGGGCCTCGGACACGTCCAAGGTCATGGGTCGGTGGGACACGGAGACCTTCCGAAAATGGTGGAGCGTGAAGCTGGGCATCCGGCAGGAGACCTTCACCACCCCGGCCATGCAGGCTGGGACGGCCTATGAGGGGAAGATCCTGGATGCGCTGGGCATCCGCACCAGAGACCGGCAGGTTCGCATCCACGGGCTGCGGCTGCGGGTGAACTACGACGGAGAGGATGCCCGGCTCATCACGGAGGTCAAGACCCACAGCAAGGCGGAATTTCGGGTGAGCAAGGCATACTGGCAGCAGTGTCAGGTGGAGATGCTGGCAAGCGGATGGGGGCTGCGGCGGCGGAAGGAGTGCCGCATTGCAGCCTACCGGATGACGGAGGCGGAACTTCAGAACTACTTCCTCCCCATCGACATGGGGCGCATGAGCTTTCATCCCATCCCCTATGACGAGGAATGGGTGGAGCGGGCGTATCTGCCGAGGCTGCGGTATTTGGCAAAGTGCCTGAAAACGGGGCAATGGCCCAGAGAGGAGGCGGTGCAGCCATGACGGAGGTCAGCGTGCGGGCGGCCAAATGGATGCAGGACAATGCGGGAGACTGGCTGTGCCTGCGGGTGCCGACGGCGCTTTCCGCCATGGACGTGGTGGACGAGCTGCAGCCGGGGAAGGAGTACCTGGCGCAGATCAAGCGCAAGGGCCGGAGCCTCGATGCCAACGCCTACTGCTGGGTGCTGATGGACAAGCTGGCGGCGCATTACGGGGCCACCAAGGAGGGCATCTATCAGGAGGAGATCCGGCAGATCGCCGGGGTCAGCGACATCGTATGCGTGCAGGAAAAGGCGGCGGACGAGCTGATGCGCCGGTGGAGCGGACGGGGGATTGGATGGATGGCGGAAAAGGCACCCAGCAAGCTCCAAGGCTGCGTCAACGTGACACTGTGGTACGGTTCCTCCACCTACGACACGGAACAGATGGCAAGGCTCATTGACCGGGTGGTGGAGGACTGCCGGGAGGCGGGGATCGAGACCATGACCCCGCAGCAGCTGGCGGCGCTGAAATCCCAATGGGGGGAGGCGCAGCCCATTGGATGAGAGACGATGCTTTTTGTGCGGGCGAAACGGGGCGGAGGATCCGCTGGACCGGCACCACATCTTCGGCGGGGCGTACCGTAAGAAGAGCGAGAAATACGGCCTTGTGGTGTATTTGTGCCACAGGAGGTGCCACATCTTTGCACCCAGCGCCGTACACCAGAGCGCAGGGCAGATGCAGCGCCTGAAGCGCTACGGCCAGTTAAAGGCCATGGAGGAGCAGCACTGGACGGAGGAGGACTTCCGGCTGGAGTTCGGGAAAAGCTATTTGTAAGGATCGATGGGAGGAACGGAGATGAAGCACCTCGGTGATATTGCGAAAATCAACGGGGCAGAAATTGAGATCGTGGATGTGATCACGGGCGGATCGCCGTGCCAGGATTTGAGCATTGCGGGAAAACGCGCCGGATTGGCCGGCGCAAGGAGCGGATTGTTCATGGAGCAGGTCCGCATCGTAAAGGAGATGAGAGAGCATGACAGAAAGAGCGGACGGACAGGTGACATGGTCAGACCTCGGTTTATGGTCTGGGAAAACGTGCCCGGAGCATTCTCGAGCAACAAAGGGCGAGACTTCGCGGCAGTCCTCGAAGAGATCATCCGCATCGCAGAGCCGGAAGCCCCCGATATTGAAGTGCCTGAAAAGGGTTGGAACACCTGGGGGGGCTACCACGATGAAGTGGGAGGACGATGGAGCGTGGCTTGGAGAGTGCATGATGCGCAATACTGGGGAGTCCCCCAACGCCGCCGTCGTATCTCGATTGTCGCAGATTTTGGAGGCGACACCGCAGGGGAAATACTCTTTGAGCGCAAAAGCGTGTCAGGGCATCCTGCGGAGAGCGGAACGGCGAGGGAAAGACTTGCCGGAAACGCTGAAAGCGGTGCTTCTTATGCAGTCCGAATCATGGGGGGCTGTGACGGAGGAGGAAAAGACGCTTTAGTGCAGGAGGACAAGAGCGGAACGCTCGGCACCGGCAACGACCAGACGATTTTCTGCTTGCAGGGAAACGGCATTGACCGCGCAGACACTGCTGGATGCAACGGGAAAGGATGGCGGGAGGACACGAGTTATACCTTGAACACCATCGACCGACCGGCGGTCTGCGCGGGAGTAAGATGCCTGACACCGTGGGAGGCACAAAGCGCACGGGTGTATGACCAAGATGGTGTATGGCATAGTTTAAACGCCAATGAAAACGGTGGCATGGCGCGGGATAGCGTGATGTGCGCCGGGTTTAAGCTCGGCAATAGTGAGCAGGCGCGAAGTATCGGATACGCCGAAGAGCAATCGCCCACGTTGAACGCAGAGTGTGGGGGGAATAAACCGGCGGTGATGTGCCTGAACGATCAAGGTGGGAATGTGATGGGCGTGAGCCATGATATTTCCGGGACGCTGAGAGCACAGGAGCATGGGCACCAGCCAGCGGTCATGGCTTTTGCGCAAAATCAGCGCGAAGAGGTTCGCAGCGTGGGGGATAAGGCAGTGTCGCTTGCTGCGGAGGTCGGTATGCACTGCCAGACGTTTGTGGCGCTGGATATGTCGCACGCTTGCGATGTCATTCGGGACTGCGGAGAGATCGCTCCGAGTTTGCAAGCCCGTATGGGAACAGGCGGCAATCAAGTGCCGCTTACATACCAAGATGTGACAGGTACGCTTTCTCCCGGTGCCCATGCTGGGAGCTATAACGGGCAGGATGCTTATAATGATATGCTGGTGTGCGGGGCAACACCGGATGTGGCACACGCACTGCGGGCAAAGGCTGCCTGCGCGTACCGGGAGGATGCGGAGACATACCCCGTGCAGAACATGGTGGTGCGCCGCCTGACCCCGATGGAGTGCGAACGGCTGCAAGGCTACCCGGACGGCTGGACAGACATTGGCGAGTGGTGCGACAGCAAGGGCAAGCGGCACAAGGATGCGGACAGCCCCCGGTACAAGGCACTGGGCAACTCCATCGCATTGCCCTTCTGGAACTTTTTGGCAAAGCGTATCAGCGCACAATATCTTCGCCCTGTTACGATGGGTAGTCTGTTTGACGGCATCGGAGGCTTTCCGCTGGTGTTCGAACGGCACAACGGCAAGGGTACGGCGCGCTGGGCAAGCGAAATTGAGGAATTTCCCATTGCCGTAACAAAATTGAGATTTGGGGAAGATTGATCTGTGACTGCCATAACAACGCTATAACAACGCTATAACAACGAACATAACAAGGAGGATGCAGGAATGGACAAATTGCTTTACACCAAGCGGGAGGCGGCGAGGATGCTCTCCATCAGCGAGGACACGCTGGACCAGCTGCGGCGCAGCGGGAAGCTGAACGGCTACCGGATCGAGGCGGGGAACCCCCGTGTGTACTTCCGCCCCGATGAACTGAAGGGCTTTGCCGACGGACTGGAGGTGGCAGTATGCTGAACAGGATCGTGCTTATGGGGCGGCTGACCAGGAAGCCGGAGCTGCGGCGCACCCAGAGCGGCGTGGCGGTGACCAGCTTTTCGCTGGCGGTGGAGCGGGACTATAAGGATGCCGAGGGGAACCGGGAGACGGACTTCATCGACGTGGTGGCATGGCGCAGCACGGCGGAATTTGCCGCCAAGTATCTGGACAAGGGCCGGATGGCGGCGGTGACCGGGTCGCTGCAGGGCCGCAGCTGGCAGGACAAGGAGGGAAACAAGCGGCGCAGCATGGAGGTGCTGGCTGACAGTCTCTACTTTGCCGACAGCAAGCGGGAGGAGACCACCGGACGGGGCGTGGATGTGTCGGCGGATGACTTTCAGGAGGTCGAGGACGACGGCGACCTGCCCTTTTAACGGGAGGGCCGTGGGATGGAGCGAAAGCAATTTACTTGGTACCGGAGCTACTACGACGCACTGAAGGAGATCCCGGCGGAGGAGTTCCGGGCCATCGTGCTGGCGGTATGCGCCTATGCACTGGACGGAGAGGAGCCGGAGCTATCCGGCGTGGCCAGGGCCATTTTCACCCTGATCCGGCCCACGCTGGAGGTGGGCCGCAGCAAGGCGGAAAACCGCAGCCGGGCGGAACAAATGGTACCCTCCACCGAACAAACCGGCAACAGGCCGGAACAAACGAAAAACAAACCGGAACAAACGCAGAACAAACGAAAACAAACCGACAACAAACCGGAACAAACCCGCAAGGAGAAAGAGAAGGAGAAAGAGAGAGAGAAAGAGAGTGAGAACGATAGTTATTGCTCCCCCCCTCCCCCCTCAGCCCCCAAGCGCTTTGTTCCGCCCACGCTGGCAGAGGTGCAGTCCTATGTGGCTGAACGCCAGTCACCCGTAGATCCGCAGGGCTTTATCGATTTCTACGCATCGAAAGGGTGGATGGTCGGCAAGACCCCCATGAAAGACTGGAAAGCGGCTTGCCGAAATGCAGAGACGTGGGAGCGGTGGAGCAGGACGGAAGCCTCTGCGCCGCCCCAAAATGGCCTTGCACAGGCTCTGACAGACCGGCAGATGGAAAAGTACATGGGATGGTGAGAGGATGGCCGGAGGACACGCAAAGGTACACGTGCGATGCCCCTATTACAGGACAGACAACGGCTCCCAGCGCATTGTGTGCGAGGGGGTGCTGGCGGACGAGCCGGTGGTCAGCTGGATGCCGTCCCGTGAGGCGCTGCGGCGGCAGATCACCCGATACTGCGCCGGGGAATACTGGCTGTGTCCGCTGTGCGAGGCCGTGGACGGGAAATATGCAAGACGGGAGGAAGAAAGAAATGACGGAGGTTGACAAGGACATCCGGGAGAAGAAACAGATCGGGAACTCGGCCAGACACAAGGTGGTTAGCGGCGGTCGGCGGGCCTGACGAAAAAAGAGCGGGAGGCGTTAAACAGCGAGGTGAGAAGCTGGAACACCAAGCGGGTCATGCCGTGGGGGACATACAAGCAGATGCCCGGAGATCTGCAAAAGGAGTACCTGACAAATATGCAGGGCTGCGGAGCGACGGCGGCGTGGATGGCGGCAGCCATGGGCGTAAACTTGGAGACAGTCCGGCAAGCAGGGAAGCGGCACGGGGTAGCGTTTCCGAGGGGGGGCGGAGACCGGGTGCTGTGGGAGCGGAATCTGGACTTATGGCGCACTGGGGAGCCCGCACGACAAGAACCCGACCATGAGGAGGCCGCAGCACCGGAGGAGGCCCCGAAAAAGCAGACAGCACTGCTGCACGCACGTCTGGAGCTTGACGGAGACCGAGAGGCGATCCTGTCGCATCTGCGGCTGCTGATGCCGGATGAAGGGCGGGTGACGGTGGAATGGTGATCAGAAAAGGAGAGCCCTACCGGCTGCCGGAATGCCCCTGCGAGACCTGCCGGAAGCGATCGAAGGATCTGGGCAGCTGCAGCCAGAGGATGGGCGGGCAGGTATGGCCCGGCTGCGTGGCGTGGATGGTGTGGTTCCGCCGGTGCTGGCAGATGGTAAGAGGCGAGGCCCCGGAGGCGGGGCGGGAAGGAGGATAGACATGGATGCAGTGGAGTTTATCCGGGAGCGAAACCGGATGTGTAAGCAGTTTAGTTCGTGTGCCGAGTGCCCTGCGAATGGTGTGATATGCGGCACAATAGGGGAGACGAATGACGCCGAAAGTCTTGTTCAGATCGTTGGGGAGTGGGCGAAGGAGCATCCACATAAGGCCCGACAGAGCGAGTTTTTGGAGCAGTGGCCGGAGGCACAAGTGGATAAAGACGGCATCCTCTTCATTTGCCCCGCAAACATTGCAAAGAATCAGAGGGACGAGTACGGTGGGTGTGCTAATCCTATGAAGAATTGCCCCGAGTGCCGCCGTGAGTTTTGGGGGCAGGAGGTGGAATGATGGATGCAAGCTTGATGTTCAGCAGCAAGACGGATAAGTGGGCGACACCGCAGGACTTTTTCAACGAACTGGACCGGGAATTTGGCTTTAATTTTGACGTCTGCGCCTTGCCGGAAAACGCAAAGACTACCCGGTATTACACGCCGGAGCAGGATGGGCTTACCCAGCCATGGGAGGGCGTGGTATGGTGCAACCCTCCATATGGCCGTCAAATAGGCAAATGGGTGGAGAAAGCTGCCTTGTCGGCAAAGTCTGGTGCGGTGGTAGTAATGCTGCTGCCCGCACGGACGGACACCAAGTGGTTCCACGAGTACATATACGGCAAGGCTGAGATTCGTTTTGTGAGGGGGCGGCTGAGGTTTGGCGGAGCAGCCAATCCGGCCCCGTTTCCCTCTATGGTTGTGGTATTCCGAGGGGAGGGCAAGTATGGCGAGGCGTGAGGACTTGACGGAGGCGCTGGACGCTATCGAGACGGGGATGTGCCGGGTCAAGGAGAGCCGGGACATCTGGCAAAACGATCTGGTTTATGCCCTGTGTCAGGCGGTGCGGCTGCTGCTGATGGAGGAGATCAAGCATGGCAGACAGTAAGCACACGGTAGGAGACCTGCGGCAGCTCCAAGCCCTGCCGCTGCGGCTGAAGATCCCGCTGACCCAACAGCGCATCCGGGATTGGTACGACCATTGGGATGGGCAGGTCTACGTCAGTTTCAGCGGCGGCAAGGACAGCACGGTTCTAAAGCATATCGTTGATTCCATGTACTCCGACGTTCCGGCGGTGTTTGTCAATACCGGGCTGGAATACCCGGAGATCCAGCGGTTTGTCCGGGAGGTCAAAGCTGGGAAATATGACTGCTTTAACGCTGACGTTGATATTCTCCGGCCTGAAATGCGGTTTGATGAAGTCATCAAGAAGTATGGGTATCCGGTAGGCAGCAAACGGATCGCCTTGAATATCGAGTACGGGAGGATGGCCAAAAATCGTGGAGATATGCGGCGATACCAAGAATATATTCACGGCGTTCGGTTGGGGAAGAAAGATGGTAACGAATATATATTCATGCCTGTTCCACAGCAGTTGATGCCGTTGGTCGATTCCGATATTAAAGTGTCGAATAAGTGTTGTGATGTGATGAAAAAGAATCCGCTGCACAAATATCAGGCAGCAACAGGGAGAAAAACGATCATTGCAAATATGGCTTGTGAAAGTAAGCAAAGGGCAGACGGATGGATGAAAACAGGGTGCAACGCCTTTGAATCGAAAGATCCAAAATCAAAGCCAATGTCCTTTTGGACGGAACAGGATGTCTTGCATTATATCAAGGATTTCGGCGTCCCTTATTGCCCGGTATACGGCGAAATCAAGATCGATGACGATCCGGAATTTGAAGGACAGATGAATTGGATCGATTATCTTGGCTGCTACGAGCCGCAAGACCGGCTTACAACCACCGGCCTGAGCCGCACAGGCTGTATGTTTTGTATGTTTGGGGCGCATCTGGAAAAGGAACCAAACCGCTTCCAGCGGATGAAGGTCACGCACCCCAAGCAATACGCCTATTGCATGGACAAGCTGGGACTGCGGGAGGTGCTGGAGTATATCAGTGTGCCGTATGAGTAAGGAGGAGGCAGGATGCTGAGGATCGTGATGGACGTAGACAGGCCGGTGGGACAGGCCATCGGCATCAAGGAGGCGCTGGCCATGGACTTGGAGCGCTATGGGGACGTGCGGGTGGTATCCGTGGAGGAGATCACCCCGTGGAAGCAGGAGGTGATCGAGCGTGGCTGAATACATTGACCGGGAAGAGCTGCTTACCCACCAGTACAACGCAAGCCACAGCAACTGGCCGCAGTTGGCCGAAATGGTGGTAGGCGTGGAGGATATCGAGGATGCGCCTGCCGCCGATGTGGCCCTAGTGGTGCATGGAAGGTGGAATAGCATGGACGGTTACAAGACGCGGAGGGCCTGCTCTGTGTGCGGATGGGATGTCCCTGAGTACGGCAAATTTTACAGTTACTGCCCCAACTGCGGGGCAAAGATGGACGGAGGTGACGGCGATGCGGCTGATTGATGCGGAAGAGTTAGAGTGCTTGTTTAACGGACAAATTGAACAAGGTGTAGGTGTAATAGATGCGTTTGATGCGTTTTATGATGCTTTGCAAGACACACCCACAGTGGACGCTATTCCGGTAGTGCGGTGCAAGGAGTGCAAGCATTACGAGCCAGAGGAATACGAATTCGGATGCGTTTTCGCCGGAGGATTATCGTATGTAAAAGCTGACGATTATTGCAGCTATGGAGAACGGAAGGACTATGATTAAAGACAGCGGAGAAAGAACCAAGTTTCCAAGCGGAGCGCTCCGGGATATGCACACGGGCAAGGGACGGATGGATTTGCTCCCTTGGTTGGCTATCATGGAAGTGTCGAAGCACTGCGAGGCGGGTGCTTTGAAATACGGGGAGCATAATGTCGATAAAGGAATCCCAACCCACAGTCTGTTAGATTCCGCCATTCGCCACGCAGCAAAATATTTGGCGGGCTATGTAGACGAGCCGCACCTTGTAGCTGCAGCGTGGAACCTACTGTGGGCGATCGAGATGGAGATTGTCCATCCTGAATGCGTGGACACTCCGTGGAGGGCAGCCGATGGCGAATAAAGACGCAATGCTGGAAGCCTTGGAGGAAATCGAGAACGGTATGTGCCGCATTAAGGAGCGACGGAGCATTTGGCAGAATAGCCTTGTATATGCACTCTGCCAAGCTGTGCGGCTGCTTCTGATGGACAAGATCAAGGAGGGACGGAAATGAGAATTGACGGCAAAACCCTGCCCAACAACCCCATGAAAGCGTACCAGCAGGGAAAGCTGATAGGGACAAAGCAGAATATGGATTTGGTATCCGAAGTGCTGCTTACAAAGTTTGGATTCCATGTGCTGGAGGAAACGCCGGACAGCCACGACACCATGAGCATTGAGTATCTGCAAAAGTGCCTTGTGAAGCTGGTGAATGCAAAGAACAGCGGCTATGTGACCAAGAAAGACATTGCGGACGCTCTGCGGATCGACTACAAACTAATCAACAACGCAGAGTGAGGAGGCGGTCATGAGTCGAAAACAAAAACTGCCGTATGATGTGCGGCTTGAGTGCATCGCCTATGTCAGAGGTTATCCCCGGAGAGTACAGGCATACAACGATGCGCGGAGCGAGATACTGAGCGGCGGAAGCAGTGCAACAGAGGGTATGCCCCGATCACCCAGCGTTGGTAGACCGGCAGAGAGCAAGGCGGAGCAGCTTGCCGCCATAGAAAACTGGCCGGAAACCAAGAAAATGCGGGCTGTAGAATACGCCATAGACCGCTGCGGGCTGGATTTGGAGAGCGAGAGCGTCCGAAAGCAGCTTACACAGGGGATCATGCGCAACTGTCAGGGCAAGCACAAGTATTCTCGAAGTAGGATCATCGTGCCGGGGATAAGCGAGCGGACATTCAGCAGGAGAAAAGAGCAGTTTTTGCTTGACATAGCCATATATTGTGGTTTTGCAGAGAAAGTTGGCACAAATTCCACCTAATGATGTGCTACAATAGGTACAGTGGATGATAAGGCATAGCCATCCACCCGTCTTTCCACTCAACCCGTTTCCTCCATCTTATGCGCCGCCGGTATTGGGCGCACCTTCGGGCACCGAAAGGTCATACCGGCACAAACAGCCTGTAGGGAAACCTATGGGCTGTTGTTATATGCAGGCGTAGCTCAGCCGGATAGAGCGGAGCAAGGCAAATGTCGGGTTTCTGTCGCAGGTTCGAATCCTGTCGCCTGCACAAGAGGCCGGGTAGCGCCCGGACACTGTGAGACCGTTCGTCGTGGCTCACATGGAAATGACAATGCTCGCTGAAAACTGCGCGTGAGGATGCGTCCTCCTTGCCATGACCGAACAGCGGCGCTTGAGATGCTTGCGGGGCCTCAAGCGGGCATGAGCGTGTGACAATCTAAGCGGGAAGACGGCCAATATGCGGCATAGGTGCCCCGTAAGGGGAGACCACAGCGAGTGACGGGGACTTTCCCTGAAGCGCTAAAGCAGGGCGGGACTGCAATGCCGCACCAACCACACAAGCGGGCGAGGAAGCGCAAGAAGTTAAGTACACACAAGCTGTGGCCACAGCGGCGGACAGTTAATCCGCAAAAACAGTGTGCGGCTGATGAAAAGGCGCAGCGCGGTGTGGCACCGAAATAACTGTGTAACCCATGTTTGAGAGCTTCCAGAAGGCCGCATGGGAGGGGAAAGACTGTTACTGTAGCCAAGGGGTGGGGGCTGGTAGCAAAACAGGAGGAAAGCATGGAAATCACAAAACGGCGGCTTGCGGATATTGTGCCGTATGCCGCCAACGCAAAAAAGCATGATAAGCGGCAAATCAACAATGTTGCGGAGAGCATCAAGCAATACGGCTTTGTGCAGCCGATTGTGATTGACCGCGACGGCGTGATTGTAATCGGCCACTGCCGCGCTATGGCGGCAAAGAAGCTGGGCATGGAAGAAGTGCCGTGCGTCTGCGTGGACGATCTGACACCGGAGCAAGTGAACGCCCTGCGGCTGGTAGATAACAAGAGCAACGAGAGCGATTGGGACTTTGACCTGCTGGCTGATGAGCTGCCGGGGCTTGACTTGTCTGCTTTTGACTTTGATTGGGGTCTGCGTGATGAACTCGACACGTCAGTGGTAGAGGACAACTATGATCCTGTTTTACCGGCAGAGCCGAAGAGCAAACCGGGCGATGTGTACCAGCTTGGAGACCATCGCCTTATGTGCGGAGATAGCACATCTTTGACAGACGTACAGAAGCTCGTGGGGGGGGCACAAATGGATTTGCTGCTCACAGACCCTCCGTACAATGTGGACTATCAGGGCACCGCCGGGAAGATTAAGAACGACAATATGGAGGATACGGCATTCAGGCGTTTCCTGACGGATGCATTCTCCAATGCGGCGATGGTCATGAAGCCAGGTGCTCCGTTCTACATCTGGCATGCAGACAGCGAGGGGTATAACTTCCGAGGCGCGTGTAAAGACGCAATGCTGCGTGTACGGCAGTGCCTGATCTGGGTGAAGAACTCCCTTGTGATGGGGAGACAGGATTTCCAGTGGAAACATGAGCCTTGCTTGTATGGTGAGAGCGAGATTGAAGAGGAAGCGCACGAACCTTGCCTTTACGGATGGACGGAAGGTAAGAAGCACTACTTCTTCAAAAACCGCAGACAGACAACTGTGCTGAATTTCGATAAGCCTGTCAAGTCTGCGGAGCATCCGACCATGAAGCCGATTAAGCTGTTTGATTACCAGATGCAGTGCTCCAGCAAGCCGGGAGAGAATGTCCTCGACCTGTTCGCTGGGTCCGGCACAACGATCATGGCAGCGGAGCAGAATGGCAGACACGCTTTCTGCATGGAGTACGATCCGAAGTATGCGGACGTCATTATTGATCGATGGAAAAAGTTTACCGGAGAAAAGGCGGTGCTTCTGCATGACTGATGCTCAGGAGACTGTGCGGAGGATGTTGAAGAAAAACCAGCAGTATTTATCCACACAGCAGATGAAAACACTGAACGGGCTGATTAAGTCCGGCGATATTACAGGGGCCATTAATGGCCTGCATACATTGGTGGCGAGAAAGCTGACTGCGAGAAAGGAGGGCGCGTATGGCAAGGCCAAGAAAGGAAATAGATCAGAAGCAGTTCGAGAACCTCTGCGGCCTGCAATGCACGCTTGATGAAATCTGCGGCTGGTTTGATGTATGCTCGGACACATTGGAAACATGGTGCAAACGAACCTATAAGAGAAGTTTTTCGGAAGTTTTTGCACAAAAGCGAGGAGCGGGGAAAATTTCACTGCGTCGGAGCCAGTGGCAGCTTGCGGCAAAGAACGCAAGCATGGCGATTTGGCTGGGGAAACAGTACCTTGGGCAGCGCGATATTGTGGAGCTGGGTTTGCCGACTGACAACACGCAGGATGACGCATTGAGTGTGAGTCTGCGTGAAATGGCAGAAGGGTTGGAGAGCGATGGGTAAATATAGAAAAAAGCCGGTTGTTATTGAAGCATTTCAGTTAAACGCAAGAGGGCTTGTCGGAGAAGATTGGTTTTGGAATGCAGTTTCGGAAAATACAATTGTTACCCATGACTTTGGCAAGCATTATCCGAATCCGGCATGGTGCGAGATAAAGACGCTTGAAGGGACAATGATTGCTCAAGCCGGAGACTATATTATTCGGGGCGTAAATGGAGAAATTTATCCATGTAAGAGCGAGATTTTTCACGTGAGTTATGAGGCCGTCCTATGATTTCAGAGAAGCAGCAGAAAATCATGGCCTTTCCGTATTCCAAATACGACGCACTTATCTGCGACGGAGCCGTGCGTTCCGGCAAGACCTCCATCATGATGTGGGCGTTCGTCCGCTGGGCGATGGAGAATTTCAGCGGTCAGCGCTTCGGCGTGTGTGGCCGCACGGTGGATAGCTGCACCAAGAACATCATCGTGCCGTTTACGGCGATGAGTCTTGCAAAGGAACGTTATATCATCCGCTGGCGGCGCGGTGACAAGGTGATGGAAGTGCGGCGCGGAGCCGTGACGAATTACTTTGAGGTGTTCGGCGGTAAGGACGAGGCAAGTTATACGCTGATCCAAGGCCGCACGCTGGCGGGTGTGCTGCTGGACGAAGTGGTGCTGATGCCGCGCTCGTTTGTGGAGCAGGCGCTGACCCGCTGCTCCGTTGACGGTGCAAAGCTGTGGTTTTCTTGCAACCCGGGAAGTCCACAGCATTGGTTTTATACAGAGTGGATCAAGCGAAACCGAGAGCGGAACGCGCTGTATCTGCATTTTGAAATGACGGACAACCCCGGGCTGTCGCAGAAAACGCTGGAGCGGTATCAGTCGATGTTTACGGGCGTGTTTTATGATCGTTACATCCGTGGACTGTGGGTGCTGGCCGAGGGGCTGATCTATCCCATGTTTGACGAGAGCTGCATTGTGGACGAGCTGCCGGAAAAGGGAGAATACTATGTTTCCTGCGACTACGGAACACTTAACCCGTTTTCTGCAGGACTTTGGTGCTGGGACGGCAAGTCGGCCACGCGCATCCGCGAGTATTACTATTCCGGGCGCGAGAACCAAAAGAACAAGACAGACGAGGAATACGCTGACGAAATTAAAAAGCTCATTGGCGAGGCGGATGTCAAAAGCATTATCGTTGACCCGTCTGCCGCTTCGTTTATCGAGGTCTTGCGGCGGCGCGGTTATATGGTCCGCAAGGCCAACAACGATGTGACAAACGGGATTATGACTACGGCGCGGTTTTTGCAAGACGGCATTCTCAAGGTGCATCGTGGCTGCAAAGACTGCATCCGCGAGTTTGGGCTATATCGGTGGGACGAAAAATCCGCCGACGACAGGCCAATCAAGGAAAACGACCACGCAATGGACGAAACGCGCTATTTTGCCTATACGATTTTGAAAAATAAGGCGTATAAGTGCGATTATGTCCCCATTTGGAGCAGATAGGAGTGAGAGGCTATCAAAACTTACAATGACCTTGTTGCGGTCGGAGAAAGTGACCAGGCGCGGATTGGGTTTATTCGCGGAGCAATCAACGAGCATCGAAGCTCACACGCATACAAGACGGCGGCGGATGCTGAGGAATATTACAATGGCCTGAATCCGACCATTAACCGCTATGAAAAGATCATCTACGATATGCAGGGCCGTGCCCACACGGATATGTGGACGGCAAACCATAAGCTGGCCAGCCGTTTCTTCGGCCTGGCGGTGGATCAGGAAGTTTCATATCTGCTGGGCAACGGCGTAACCTTTGCGGAGAAGGAAACGCCGAACAAGCTATGCCCGGACTTTGACCAGGAAGTCATGGATGCGGCGCGGGCGGCGAAAATCGCAGGCGTATCCTTCGGCTTTTGGGATCTGACGCATCTTCGGGTGTTCTCCCTGCTTGAGTTCGTCCCCCTCTATGATGAAGAGGACGGCGCGATGAAAGCCGGTATCCGGTTCTGGCAGGTGGCACAGGATAAGCCTATGAGAGCGACGCTGTATGAGATCGACGGCTTTACCGAGTATTTCCAGCCCAGCGGCGAGGATATGGCCGTCATGCAGCCAAAGCGCAGCTATAAGCTGATCGAGCGCAAGGCGGAAGTCGGCGAAACAGAGATTTACGACGGCGGGAATTATCCGAGTTTTCCCATCGTCCCGCTGAAAAACAACAAGCGGTGTCTCTCCGAAATCGTCGGCAAGCGCAACACCATCGACGCGCTGGATCTGGCGTCCTCGAACATGGTTAACAATGTGGATGAGGGCAACCTGATTTATTGGGTGCTGTCTAACTGCAACGGCATGGACGACCTCGACGATGCAAAGTTTGTGGAGCGCTTGAAAACCACGCACGTTGCCCACGCCAACGGCGATGATGGCGCAAAGGTGGAGAGTAAAACCATCGAGGCACCCTATGAGGGCACCAGTAGCACCATTGATATGCTCAAGAAAAAGCTATACGAGGATTTTCAGTGCTTTGACGCGGCGGCGGTATCTGCCGGGAACCAGACGGCGACCGCGATCAAGGCCAGCTATGTGCCGCTGGATCTGAAAACAGACAAGTTTGAATCCGAGGTCACGCGGTTTATCGTGGAAATCCTGCGTCTGGCGGGCATTGAGGACAAGCCGAGTTATACGCGCAATCAGATTATCAACAAGAGCGAGGAAACGCAGAACATTCTTCTGGGTGCGGCGTATTACGATGACGAATACATCACGAAGAAGCTGCTGACCATTAACGGCGACATTGACCAGTACGAGGACATGGCAAAGCGGAAGGCTGCAGAAGAGATTGACCGGAGCTTTGCGGAACCGGGTGCGCCGGAGGTGAACGGCGATGGCGAACAGTGACCTCGGACACAAGCTGACCGATAAGGAGCTTGCGAAGCTGGAGCGGCGTATTGCAAAACTATACCGCGAGGCGGGGGAAGAACTGCAAGCTACCATCGACGCATATTTTGAGCAATTCAAAAAGCGCGACGAGGAAATGAAGGCGATGATCGGCACCGTGCAAAACGGCAAGGAATGGACGGAGGCCGACTATAAGCAATGGCGGCTCAACCAGATCGGGCGCGGGAAACGCTATCAGGCAATGCGCGATAAGGTGGCGCAGAGGGCGACCGACGCAAACGCTGTGGCGGTTTCCTATACCAACGATGCGACGCCGGGTATTTACAGCCTGAACCGCAATTATGCGGCTTACACCATTGAACAGGTCGCTGGGGATATCGGCTTTGACCTGTGGGACGAGCAGACGGTAAAGCGGCTTATGGTAGAGCAGCCGGACTTAATGCCGTACTACCCAAAGGACAGAGCACTGAAACGCGGTATCGACCTCGCGTATGGCAAGAAGCAAATCACGGCAAGCGTCACCAGCTCCATCTTGCAGGGAAAGAGCATCAAGCACATGGCGGATGATCTGCAAAAGCGCATTACCACCATGAGTCGCGATTCCGCCATCCGCACCGCCCGCACAGCCGTGACCGGTGCGCAGAACGCCGGACGCATGGACAGCTACACGGCAGCGGAAAAGATGGGCATTAAGCTCAAAAAAGAATGGTTGGCTACGCTGGACTCGCGTACACGCCACTCTCATGCCATGCTTGACGGCGAACAAGTGGCGCAGGACAAGAAGTTTTCTAACGGTTGTCGTTTTCCCGGCGACCCACAAGGACCACCGTGGGAGATATATAACTGCCGCTGTACGCTGATTGCCGCCGTGGATGGGGTAGATACATCAGACGGGCTGCGTAGGACACGCGACGGGCTTATATCCGACATGACATATGCACAGTGGGAAGCGTCAAAGCGAGGATATGATGGAAAACAACTGTCAGCGTACCATAACGGGAATAAAAACACGGCCAAAGACGTAACGAAAAAATACATTGAAAATGCCACGCCACGCATGGGCAAAGTGCGATATGAGAACGGATATCGCATAAAAGACCACAAAACAGAAATAGAGGTTGCAGACCAGCTCAGAGAGCAATTAGGTGGGAAGATCGTACTGCTGAAAGAAGCAAATACACAGGGGGCAAAAACACCGGATTATCTGTGGCGCGGAAAACAATGGGAACTTAAAAGCATATCAACCGCAAAAGCCGCAGATTCCGCAGTACGAAGTGCTATAAAACAAATTAAAAGCAATCCCGGAGGAATTATATTGCAGTGCAGCAATGGCATTGACGAAAATGAATTGAAAAGAACTGTGGACATGAGAGCAATCAGAAAGCAAGATTTTGACTTTGACATAATTGCAATCAATGGTTCGGGGGAATTGCTGTTTGCGAGAAGATACAAAAAATGAGCCGCCCCCCCGCCAATGGGCAGAGGTTCGGCTCGAAAAACGGAAACATAAGTTTCCTCACTGTCAGTATATGCAATCCCCGTAAAAAAGTCAAGAGGTATTTTGTGATGAGCGTTGAAATCACCGACAACAGCAAAGAAGTCTCTGCCGCCATCAAAGCGGCGCTGCTGCGCGGGCTTGAAAAATGCGGACTGGTGGCAGAGGGATATGCGAAAAAGCTGTGCCCCGTGGATACCGGCAATCTGCGCAACAGCATTACCCATGTGGTAGACGAGCAGGAACCGGCGGCAATCATCGGAACGGACAACGAGTATGCTGCTTATGTTGAGCTTGGCACCGGCATTTACGCCGAGGGCGGCGGCGGACGGCCTACACCGTGGGTGTATCAGGACGCAAAGGGGAATTGGCATTACACGCGCGGCAACAAGGCACAGCCGTTTTTGAAACCAGCTGCCGCCGACAATGCGGGACAGTATCGGGACATTCTGGAAAGCGAGCTGAAAAATGGATAACGAGACCATCAAGGCCATTGAAGCCATCATCAAGCGCGGCAACGATGCTGAAATACGCCGAAAAGGCGACGGGTACATTGTCTTAGAAGTCAAGAAAACAATTAAATACACAGCTTCCGCGTAATTGGGCGCGGGAAAGGGCAATAGGAGCCAACTTGTAAGGAACGCTTACAGGTTGGCTCTTTTTCTTTTAGGAGGCAACGCATGGCTAACAGCAAAGTCAACATTTTAGGCACGGATTACGAAATTGCCGTTAAAAAGTACGGCGACGATGAGGCGTTTGAGCGCAGAAGCATTGACGGATATTGCGACCACCTTTTGAAGCAAATCGTAATTTGCGACATGACAACCTACAAGGGGTGGGAAAACGAGCCGGTAGAAACGGCAAAAGAAGCTCAAAAGCAAACGCTACGGCATGAAATTGTACACGCATTTTTCAGCGAAAGCGGTCTTTCGGATAGCGGGCTTTCTTTTGAGGGGGCATGGTGCAAAAACGAGGAGCTTGTCGACTGGATCGCGTGGCAAGGGGTAAAAATCCACAAGGCGTGGGAAATGGCAAACGCAATTTAGAACAGGTAAAACCCGCGAGGTACAGCGGTTTTTATACAACGTTCGCCCCCGAAGAATTGGGGCCAAGGAAAAGGAGAACGAATAACATGGCGAAATTTACGAGAGCGGAAATCAGAAATATTCTCGGCGAGGCTTGCACCGAAGAGATCGAAAATCGCTTGGTTGCGCTGCATCTGGGCGTGGTTGACCCCCTCAAGGACGATCTCACGAAGTACAAGGCCGATGCGGAGAAGCTGCCCAGCGTTCAGAAGGAATTGGACGATCTCAAGGCAGCGGGTGACGGCGGCTATAAGGCAAAGTACGAGAAGGAACACTCGGCCTTTGAAGCCTTTAAGACCGACATCACGGCAAAGGAAAGCAAGGCGGCAAAGGAAAAGGCCGTGCGTGCTTACTTTGAGAGCAAAAACATCACCGGTGCGAATCTCGACCTTGCTATGCGCGGCTGTGGCGAAGAAATGGCCGCATTGGAGATGGACGGTGACAAGATCAAGGACACCAAGAGCCTTGATGCACTCGTAGACGGCACCTACAAGGGGCTTGTCTCCACCACACAGACGCACGGAGCGAATCCCGCCAACCCCCCGGCAAACACCGGCGGCGCAAAATCCCGAGAGGACATCTACAAGAAGGACGATAAAGGCCGCTATGTGATGTCTACGGCGGAGCGCCAGAAAGCGCTTGCCGATCTGATGGCAAGCGAAAATAACTGATTTTTTGAAAGGAGCTATTTATGGCTGCGAAAACTAACGTAACAACTTCTGCACAGTTTACCACTTCCGCCCGTGAGGTGGATTTCGTGTCCCGCTTCGCCGATAACTGGGACGCACTGCGTAACATCATGGGCATTATGCGTCCCATTCGCAAGGCCCCCGGCACGAAGCTGGTTTCCTACAAGGCCAGCGTGGACGGTGGCCTCAAGGGCGGCACCGTGGCAGAGGGTGACGAGATCCCCTTCACCAAGATGAAGGTGGCTCCTGTTGCCTACGGCGATATCGATATTAACAAGTACGCCAAGAGCGTGACCATCGAGAGTGTCGCAAAGTACGGCGCTGACGTTGCCGTGGAGAAGACCGACGAGGCTTTCCTCGTGGCCCTGCAGAACAAGGTCCTGACCGACTTCTACACCTTCCTCGGTACCGGCACTTTGAAGGTGACCGAGAAAACGTGGCAGCGTGCTCTGGCTATGGCTAAGGGCAAGGTGCTGGACAAGTTTGCCGGTCTGGATAAGGACGTGACCGAGGTGGTGGGCTTTGCCAACATCATCGACGCTTACGATTACCTGGGCGACAAGGAGATCACCGTGCAGACGATGTTCGGCATCAACTACGTGGAGAACTTCATGGGCTACCGCACCCTGTTCCTGCTGCCCGAGAAGTACATCGCCTCCAAGAAGGTGATCGCTCTGCCCGTGGAGAACATCGACCTGTACTATGTAGACCCGAGCGACAGCGACTTTGCCAAGCTGGGGCTGAATTACACCGTGAAGGGCGAGACCAACCTGATCGGTGTCCATGTTGACGGCGATTACAGCCGCGCCACGGGCGATATGTACGCCATCATGGGCATGAAGCTGTGGGCTGAGTATCTGGACGGCATTGCCGTGGCTACCGTTTCTGTGGCCGACGCGGGCTAAATAGGAGGGCAGCGTAATGCTTGAACAAGTCTTACGGCACTTGAACAACTGGTTCCTTGTGGAGATTCACGAGGGCACGTTCGCCGTGGAGAACGGCAGCATTGCGCTGCCCTTTCTCCTGACCAATCAATATTTCCGCATCTGCGGCTCTGTGTTTAATGACGGTCTGCATCAATATCCGGCGGCTGACCTTACGGATGAAACCTTTACCGGAACGGTGTGGGTGTTGGCTGTTCCGAAGGCTGTGGTTTTGCTTGCCGAAGATATCGCCGCGTGGGAAGAAAAGAACGGTGAAGCCGTTTTAAGCCCGTACACGAGCGAAAGCTTCGGCGGGTACAGTTACACAAAGGCAAGCGGCGGAAATGCCGACACGAGCGCCGGGACGGGATGGCAGGGCGCTTTTAAAGGCCGGTTAAATGACTGGCGCAAGCTCAAGGGGGTGGAACCGTGAGTCTACTGGACGATTTTGCCCACAAGTGCATTTTGATGGAGAAAAAGCGCACGCCTGACGGAGCGGGCGGCTACATCACCGCGTGGGAAGAGGGAGCGGAGTTCCTCAATTACCAGTCTCTTGACACATCGATGGAGGCGCGAAAAGCGGAAAAGGACGGTGTTACCTCGGTATATTCCGCACTGGTCAATCAGCGCGTTCCCATCGAGTACAACGATTATTTCCGCGATACGGAAACGGGGATTACCTATCGTGTGACCTCGAATCCCGAGGAAAAAGCTGCGCCAAGGTCTGCGGGGGCGACCGTCCGAGCACTGAAATTCTTCACCGCCGAACGAAAGGAGCTGCCGAAATGACAAAGGACAAGGCACTCCATGCGTGGTTTTCCCAATTCCTCCCGTCGTATCCGACCTCGAATGTGCCGGAAGACGCGACCTTTCCGTGGCTGACCTATGAGCTTATCACCGGATCATGGGAGAGCGGCGAGATCCCGCTGACGGTCAACCTCTGGTATTACACCGAGAGCGAAGCGATGCCCAACGCAAAGGCACAAGAAATCAGCGACGCAATCGGCATGGGCGGCTGTATGGTCGCCTATGCCGGCGGAGCAATGTGGATCAAGCGTGGCTCCCCGTGGTGTCAGAACATCGCGGACGAAAGCGATAAAAACATCAAGCGAAGGTATCTCAACATCACGGTAGAATACCTATCGCAAAACTGATGAAAGGAAGAAAATATGAAATTCACTAAAATTCCCTCCGATGCATTTCAAAAGCTCCAGATCAACGCCGGTATTTTGACCACTGACTTTACTCCCGCCACCGGTACCATCGGTGAATCCGGTCAGATCGGCGCAACCACCGGCGGGATCAATTTTACCGCCACTCCGACCTATACGGACTTTGGCGAGGATATCGACAACTGCCCGAAGAATGTACAATATTCTTACCAATTAAAACAAAACGTTGCAATACTTACGCGAAAGAGAGGGTTTGCCCCTTGAATTGTGCGCCAAAATTGCAAGCCGTTCCCGCCTATTCGCCGAAGTTGTGCGCCAAATGTGCGCCAAGAAAGGAGAGCGGCGGCGTGGTGAAATTGGTAAACGGGCAGTTGTGGTATTGTTGCCCGGTCTGCGGCCAAAAGCTGCACAAGCTGGCCCCCGATGCCGTTTGTAATGGCGTCACAACCTTTTGCAGACGGTGTAAATGGGAGGGGGTAATGAACATCAAGGAGCGGAAAGGAGCTTAAACAATGGCGAGCATTAGGAAGATAGAGGGGAAACACGGCACGGCGTATAAAATCACGGTCACGCTGGGCCGTGATGCCCTCGACCGGCAAATCAGACATTATAAGACATGGAAGCCGGACAAGCCCATGACCGCGCGAGAACTCAACAGAGAATTGCAGCGCGTGGCAACAGAGTTTGAACAAGACCTAATGAGCGGCTTTCAAGCAGATAACAAACAGACCTTTGCACAGTACGCCGCATACTGCTACACCATAAGGGAGCAGCGCGGGGACAAGCCGCAAACGCTGGCCCGCGTCCGGCGGCAAACTGCGCGGATCAATGAGTATATAGGGCAAATCCCTATTCAAGAAATCCGCCCGAAGCACCTAACCGAGCTTTACAAGAAGTTTTCCGAGCCTGGGGCCTGCCGATGGCAAGTGTACGCGCTGCCCGCCGTGGACTTCAAAGAGCTTATACCAGAGGGGAAAACTTGCAACGACTTTGCGCGGTCGTGTGGTGTCTATGGGAATTTGATCCGCAGACTATGTAAAAATCAGCCAATCAGCCGCCAAAACGCCGCCATAATCGAAAAGAACTTAGGCCGAAAGGATCTTTTCAGCCTAACGGGAGCCGAAAAGCCACTATCCCCCGGGACGATCAGAGACTATCACGCAATCATTTACACGGTGCTTGAACAAGCTTACAAAGAAATGATTATCAAATATAACCCCGCAAAGCGTGTAACGCTGCCAAAGAAAAAGCGCGTTCGTGAAAGCAAGGCTTTACAGCCGGAGCAGCTTAAAGCCGTTCTTGCTGCCCTGGAGGAGGAGCCGCTGCCATTCCGCGCATTGATAACCTTTTTTATTTCCACGGGATGCCGCAGAGGGGAAGCCATTGCGCTGACATGGGACAAGGTGGACTTTGTGCGGCGGGAAGTTCTGATAAATCAAAGCATGATTTATCTCCCCGAAACAGGCATACAGAGCGGGCCGACAAAGACCGACAACAGCCGCCGCGTGGCCCTCCCCGATGAAACTATTGACCTATTGCGCAAGCTATGGGCGGAGCAGGCAAAAGACCGGCTGCGGCTGGGCGATCTTTGGGAAGATAACAACCTTGTGTTTCCAAGATGGCACGGAAAGCCGATGAACCCCGGAAACGTGAACCTTGAATTGACCGCATTTTGTGACCGGCACGGCCTCCCCCATATTAACCCGCACTTGTTCCGACATTCCGCCGCCTCCGTTTTGCTCTCAAACGGCGTGGATGTGCTGACCGTGGCCGGGATGCTGGGGCATTCCGATGTATCAACGACGCTTGACACATACGCACACGCCATAGACGAAGCACGACACAAAACGGCGGATTGCATCAGCGAAACTATTTTGCATAAAAATAGGGCGTAACTCTTGCAAAATCCCGCTTTTTGTGATATAATAAAGAAAATTGAATGACAAAACAAACGGGGAGAAATCCCCCTTTGAATGTGCCTTTGTGCCTATTACTTACGCATGGTAAAAGTGCGTGAGCGATAGGCACTTTTTATTTTTAACCCGAAAGGAGCTTTATCATGGTACGAATTAGAACTATTCCGAAAGCAGTTGCGGAGATCAAGGCGCAAGACCCCGGAAGCTACATCAACGAGCGACTTTTGCGCCGCTGGCTGAAAGACGGCACGATCAAGCCCGTTAAAGGCAGTTACGCCTATACGCTTGTCAACCTTGACGAGCTGGAAAGATTTCTTGCCGATGAAAATAACTGACCTTTTGAGCCACGGGCAGGCTAACGCCGTTCCCCTCCGAGATTTGGAGGGAATAACCGGCCTCGACGGTCGAACCGTCCGGGCTATGATCTCCGCCGAGAGACGAGCGGGCGCGGCCATATTGAGCGACAATGTGACCGGCTATTATCTCCCCGCGAACGAGGAAGAAAAGGCGCGTTTTGTCCGCTCCATGCGGCACAGGGCGAAAGAAATTCTATGCGCGGCGGATGCCGTAGAAAGGGCGTAACAAATGGCATACAAGAAAAAAGAAAAGCGGGCGACATGGTGGAAAATGCTTTACCATCAAAGGGCGGCTATTTCTTCGGTTTCGGACGCTGACGCCGGATTAGGTCTAAAGGCTGCATTTGCATATTTTGACGGTGAGGAAATCGACCCGGCACAGCTTACCCCCGGCGCATTTACCGTATTTTGTGTAATTCGTCCGTACATCGACGAAAGCATGAGGGACTTTCAAGAATCCGTCGAGAGCGGGAGAGCCGGAGCCGAAAAGCGATGGGGGGATAGATAGCCCCCCTATACCCCCCCTATAGGGTAGCTTACAGAAGCAATAAGCAATAAGCAATATGCACTATGCTTGATGCACTACTGTAAAAGGGAATGACAAGTCATTCCACGCCATGTATAAGGGTGCGCTGCGCGCGCACCACCGCCGATATTATATATTTTTAATCTTTCTTCTTTTTGTATAAGGGAGCGTTTCTAATGATCTTTGATTTTGAGAAATTCGCAAGGATAACTGCGAGCGTTTACCCCGTTAGCCCGTACACCCTCGAAGAAGCTTTGAGCGTATTTCACTGCTACTTTGAGAAGTACGAAGAATATACCGGCAGACCGCACCCGCCGATCTGTGCAAGTCAGATCGTGCGCATCATCCGGGATATGCCATTCATCAGCCGAGAATACCCCGGCGGGTTATACGCCGATATTGATCCGGAGGCATACCCTGTACTGATTGACAAGTATTTTGCTACGAAATATCGCAACTGCGACCGGAACATAAACCACTTTTTTAGCGGAAGAATTAGGGAACTCCGATTTTACGAGGAGCTTTATTGAAAGGGGGGAAAGACACGAGCGGGAAAGCATCACAGCGCAAAGGTGCAGACGGTGAAAGGGAGCTTGCCGCCGTTCTCCGTGAATATGGGTACGAGATCAAGCGCGGCGGTTCTATGTCCTTTGGTGAAGTGCCCGACCTTGTGGGCTTGCCCGGCATTCATATCGAGGTCAAACGCTGCGAGCAAGTCAGGCTTTCGGAGTGGATGAAGCAGGCCGAAAGGGATAGCCAACATTTCAAGGACGGTTTACCCGCCGTATTCCACCGCCGAAGCCGCGAGGGGTGGCGCGTAACAATGAATCTTGCGGACTTTATGCGGCTCTATGGCCGCCAGAAAGCCGCAGAAAACGCCGATTGAAAGGGGTGATATATTGACACCACGCAAAGAAAAAGCGCTGCAAGCCCTCCTTGTGTGCCGTACAAGGGCAGAGGCAGCAAAAGCCGCCGGAATTGGGGAAAGTACCTTGCGGGCGTATCTGCAAGACGCTGAATTTTCGGCAGCATATAAACACGCCGCCGCCGGGATCATGGACAGGGCAACGAGGCAGCTACAACAGAATTTGACCGCCGCAATAGACCGGCTGGGCGCCATTGTCGCAGACGATGAAGAAACGAGCGCGAACCACATTACAGCGGCGCGGACGCTGCTTGACTACGGCTTGAAATTCACCGAGTTTAACGACGTCTTGAAAGAGCTGGAGGAGGGCGGCGAGGATGTATTATGACCGTCTGAAATCCCGCGTGAGGGCAACCAGCGCGATCAAGCGGCAGCAGCGAGAGGCGCGGGCGCTTATTGACAGCATAGATGTAAAGCAACATATAGCCCCCGTATATTTCCCGCTGCATGACGATTTGAAAGAGGGGAAGCACACCACATTCAACCTCCCCGGCGGGCGCGGCTCTTGCAAGTCCTCCTTTACCTCTTTGGAGATTGTGAGCGGCATTATGGCAGATACCACGGGACAGAGCAACGGTATTGTATAATGCCGCTCACAATCTCCAAAGAGGTAAA